ATAAGCGCAGCCAGCCAAGATTGCCCAGGCACCACATTGCGTTCACCGGCTTCCATAGCCTCTTGTTGGAGTGTCTTACGCGGTGCCATTTATATTCTCCTCGTAACTCTTGCCATCATCCCGGGCATCTCCGGGTGAGGGGCGTAAACATGGCCGTCAGGGCCTCTTTGGCCTCCCGGCGGAATTTCGTGATCTTCCAGCATACCATTTTCTTGTTGCGAAGCATATTGCGCCCCGGGCGTGGAGTTTTGTTGTTCATGCCCTTCATAGGTATCGCTAATCGGCACTTCTTCGCTTTCCCGCACAACGTCGTCTTGCAGCTTGGCCAACTGAAGAGCCGACAGCCCCTGCTTTCCAACCACATCGATACGCTTGGTGATCGCGTCGTAAACATCGACTTCGCGCTTTTCGAGCCGTGCTTGCGTCTTGCCTTTTTCTTTCGCCAACTCGTCCATCGTAGCCTTGAGCGCATTTTGCAGTTGTTGAACCTGCATAGAAAGCATTTGCTCGTTTTGTGTTGGACCTTGACCAAGCGCTTGTGGCGGCACCATACGCTTGAGCCTTTCAGCCGCTTCTTCCGCCATCGGGAAGTCACCGGCTCTAAACATAATGTCGCCGATGATGCTAGTAAGCGCCGGGGCTTGTGTAAGGATCAATGTGAGTGCGTTAAACGCCTCCTCGCGCCTTGTGGCATATCCCGGGCCGACATCAGCTTGAACTTCATATTGCCCAATCGCAGGGTTCAAAATGCGTGTTATGACTTCGTTATTCTCGTTCACTTCCAGCATATGCGCTTGTTGTAATTGTGGATCGAGTTTGACCTCCAAACTCTCGCCATTTTCAGCCAAAATCATCACGATCCTGTTGGTGTCGTAAAGTTTCGGCACCAGATCCAAAACGATCTTACCCACCTGTCGAACAGCAATCGCAAGATTATCAATGAAATGATAAGTCGCACGATCACCCTGACGCTGACGCTCCGCAATCGCTTTTCCCGTCCGTTCATTGCCTTGCTGGCCCATCTGGTTTTCGTATTGCCCCGAAACCATTTGCATTTCCATCGCCGCAACTTCCATCCCCTTCAGCGCGACCGGCGAAGGAACAGGCGGTTCTACTCTCGCAGGAGGAGTCAACGGTTTACCGTCATCTCCAACAGACTTAAAAGGTAAATACGCATGGTTTTGACGATTGGCCGTCGCCCAGTATTCTTCAAATCCTTCAACGGTTTCTACTCCCACAATCCAAGGGGTCTTAGACTGTAAGGCTCCGTATTCCACCGCACTCGACGCCCAGTAATTATACATCCTCTGCGGATCTTTCATGGCGCGGGTATGGCCTTTACGATCCATCCGCCCTTCAATAATTGTTTCCTCACCCACAACTGGAATGATCGGAATGGTTTTTCCCGGCCAGATCTTTTCTTCAGCCTCAACGATATGTGTGCCGATGATGAAATGGTAATGGATGACTCGGCGTGAAACGCTGCGCTTGCGGGTCATTGGATCGTCGAAGACTTTGCTTTTCGGATCAACTTTGCGCATTTCAGATGCCAGAAGGGTCATTGGTTGCCCGTCCGGCCCGTCAAACATCAGCAATTCATCTTCAACGTCCTCGGCCTCAAAATACTCCGCGACACGAACATGGTCATCGTCCCGCCAGCCGCGATCACCGACCAGACCTTCTGTTCCCATATACTTCACGTATTGGGGATATTTCTTTTCAAAAACATCTTTTGGCATGTCTTCAAAAATGAAGGCAAATCTCATGTCCTCTTTCGCAGGAGCCCTTGCGTCAGGATCGATGTAAACCGTCATGGGATCTGGGATTGAGGTGATGTAAATGTCTTGGTCGAAACTATCTTCCGACACATAGTCCGTCACAACCCGCAAAAATCCAATACCTGCCGTGACTTGGAAAGTGGTCGCCACATCATAATGGGCAGGGGCATTGCTTTGGTATTCAATATGCCGCGCAATCCCGTCCCAAATCCGCGCCGCCTCTGCAGTCGCACCATTTCCCGCCGCTCTATACTTAATCCCCGGCTTATTCATCTTTGCATCGTTGATGATGTTTAGATTGTGCTGGCGGGTTTTATTGATTGTTAAGGCCGGTCGCTCGTCGCGCTGCCGGTCATTCCACATTCTTGTCGGCCACTGATATTTATTGTCAGGGTCGGCGTTCGCAAATTTCAAATCGTCAAGAAAAAGCCTCCGCGCATAGCTTTCCCAATCCTCACAGCGCCGAAACCTGTCTTGCGCTCGCTTGAAGATTTTCTGAAATTTGCCGAGTTGTTCGTTTGTAGGTTCTGACATTTGTTATCCCAACCATCCAAGGCTTTCGCCAAATTCCTGCATACGCCCCATCAAACCGCTGTGCTTTTTCAGCGCACCAGCCACTCGTCGAGCCTTAGAGTCGGTCGCGCCCTCACTTGACGCAATCGCCATATATCTAAACGCATCTGCCGCATGTGACGACCAATCATGCACAGGCTCCGCCGACAGCACTTCCGTCACTGAGTTTTCTTCATAATGATAATGGCGAAGTGCATGAAGTAACTCTTTCTCACATCTTGCCGCATCAAACCAGCATGTTGGAAAGATGCTCCGCGCAGCGATAATGCCGTCGAACTTAGAAAGGCGCGGAACAATTCTGACTCTAAATCCCGCGTCCCGCATCTGCTCTTCGATAGACTTTTTCGATCCGAGCGTTTTAGCTCTCGCATCGTGGGGCAACCAGCAGGTTCCGTATTCATAAAGCTCCCCAGTTCCCGACCGGCGTGTGCGCAGCACATGAATGTAATGGTCTAATCCTTTGAGCCTATTTTGATAGTAATCCACTATCCTCCGCTGCATTCCCACGTATTGCTCAAAAATAATAGCAGTATGGTCAGATCGGCCCAAGTCCCAGTATAAATTGATTGTTGAACTAGCATGGTGCGGAACGTGTGTGATGCGGCCTTCTTCCGCGCAATCCCGAAGTTCCTCGGCATAGACCGCTCCCTCCAACGCTTTCCGACATTCCCCTTCCCAAACATGCAGATACGCATCACGATCTTTGGCTTTAAGATCCAGCATCTCCTGTTTGAGCACTTGCGGAAACCACGGATTATCTCTCCACGAAATCTTTTGCACTACCGCATTTTTAGGAGGAGATAACACAAAACGCTGGTAAGTATCGTCAGACTCAAGCTCCGGATTAAAAGAAACCCATATTTCAGAGCCCTCTTTACGGATCGTCGGAATGAGAACTTCCCACGAATTTTTCGTGACTTTATTCGCCTCCTCAACCCAGCAGATGTCCACACCTTCGTATGACTTAATCTTCGTGACATTGTTGCGAATTCCTTCGAAAGAAAACTCGCTCCCTGTCGAAGGGCAGAAAATCCTAGCCTGTTCTATTTGATAGAAAGGCAAAAGCCCTAAAGATTCAATCTGATCTGAAAGTATTTTGTGCACCGAGTCTCGAATTGAATTCTGCAATTCACGAGCACACAACACACGCAAGGACTTTTTTGCTGCCAGCACCACCAGCGCCCTCGCCATTCCCCAACTCTTCGACCCACCTCGCCCGCCATACAGCACTCGATACCGCACAGGCAAATCATTGACCTGCGGCCAGAAAAGACACTGGAGCTTTTCTGGCCACTCAATAATTTTCGGGGCATTTTGTGTGGTTAGGTCCATACTATACTCAGTTTCAAATGGGCCTAATTACTTGGCTTTCTTGGCATTGTAGGCTTTGAGGGCCTTTTTGTCCATTGCCATGTCCTTCTTAGACCCCTCTTTGATACCTTTCGCTGCAAGCTTCTTATCCATCTTTTTGTCCATCGGGGATTTCTCCCACTGTTTCATCGTCATTTTAGCCATATCACTTACCTCCGGGTTGTTTGCTGGACGACACCTTGCCCAGATCTTTATTCTGACCTTCCTTAAAGGCCGAATTATTCGCTTTCGCTTTCATCAGTTTTCCCATGTCATAATGGGAGCCCATGACATGGCTTTCGCGGTCAGGGCGTTTATGTGAGCAACACTTTTTCATTCGTCGTTCCTCGATCTGTCCCACAACTTAAACCCGATCTGCAGGGACAAATAAATGCAGCCGAGTATTGGAGCAATCGCCGCCGCCACATCTGAAACAGGCTTTATTGATGAAAGCCATAAAGGCGACGAGATCATCGCCGCCGACACAACCGCCCCGGTCCGTTCTGCCGTGGACTCAAATAAGGTGCTCCAAAGGTCGGGGTTGTTATGCTGCATCGTCATTTAATCCATCCGCATTTTAGTGCCACGCCTACAGCATTGTGCTCTCTTATCTGTGCTATCGTCGGAGCGGTATCATGTTTTGAATAATAAATCGCCTTTGCCGCTTGACAGAAACTCGCCCGATCAGTCCCTTCGGAAAGGGTCGTTGACTGGCAACTTGCCATCATTAGAAAGAATATCAGCACGAACAGCTTCTCTTGCAGCCATTGCAATTTGGACATCATGGATTTGCCCTCTCAAATCTTCCAATTGCTGCTGCGCCTTCCCTGACTCCACAAGATTTTTGTCGTGGAGCCAATCCATAAATCGCACAATCATAGTCGCAATTCCGGACAGGAACCCTATGATTGCGCTAATGCTCATTTCGCAGCGCCCGTTGTGCCGCCGTCTTTCGCTGAAATCAGCCCTAACGCCGACAGGATCATAGCCAGCTGGGAGCCGGGGTCATTCGGGATTGTCAGACCGGGAATGTTGATCCCGGCATAATGGAGCCCAACCAGCACAATAAGCGCCACGCCAGATGCGGTCGTGCGCCAGTTGTTCGTGAAGTAATTTGCGATAATCTTGTCCATCAGTCACTCCTTAACATCTTCACATTTGATTAAATTCGGGCGGATTTCCTTGCAAATAACGCCACCTTGAAACCTGCCGTCATTCACAAATCCATCCCCTTCAATCCTCGAACATCCGGTCAGCAAGGAAAAGCTCACCGACAAAAGGCAAATCCAGCCAACCGCTGCCATGCCGATCATCATGTAATCTTTATCCATGACCATCCTCTATTTCACCAGCGCCAAAACTTGCGCCTTGACATCCGCAATTCTTGCACTCCAGCCTTTTCCAAACGTGGACCAAATCGACAGCGATTGCATGAAGGCGAGGCGCTTGTTGGTGACGGCCAATCCCACATAAGCCTTTGTGGCTTGTATGGTGGCCGGTCCGATCTGACCGTCTTGCGTCACGCCCACAACCGCTTGCAGTGTTTTTGCCGCCCGGGACACCCCTGAGTTCACCGCGAAATCGAAAACGGCAAAGTCAACTCCTGCAGGAAGGTCATCACCTCGAATGCTATCCCAATACTCTTGACGATAAATTGCTGCCACATCTGCTTGGCTAATTGTAAAAACATCAGCATTTGGAAGTCCCTGTTTTTTCCGCCAAGCATCATAGGTGTCTTGGGTTACGCCGAAAGCAGTTCGACCCCCCGGATCTCGAGGGTCGTCAACTTTGCCTCCCTCGTATTTGAGGACCTGCTTGAGCGCCTGTGGAAAATTCTCTTTCATTCACAAATTTCCTTGTGGTGGCCCAAGCCTAACATACCCTTTCCAGATTTTCATCCTAAAGGGCGTATAAATTACTAAATTTCCTTGCAGAATGGGGCTAAACGCTCTCACGCAATTTCCCCTTTATACCACAAAAGATTTGTCTGAAGGCGTTGGTCGTCAGGAGATAAGTCGCAAGCAATTTGACCTTGCTGGAGGGCCACATCTTTTAGGCCTAAATTCCATGCCGACAATGCGGCAAGATCATGTGGTTCGTGCCCCCAAGACGCCGGTTCAGACGTATAAACAAAATCCCGTTGCGTCAGCGAGAGGGCTCGCATTGCCGCCCCATAACATTCAGCCCATCGATGTTGGTTGTGATAAAGTCTTGCGAGCGCGACCCAAGGCTCTCGGGTGTTCGGGGCCTCACCAGCGGCCCGATGATACCAGCCTTCTGCACTTACAGGATCTTCTTTCGCCAGATAGCATTGCCCAAGAACCCGCATCGCGTAGCAGCGGTCATTGATCCATGTGGCTTCCGGCATGGCTAAATACTTTTTGAGCGCCTCAATCGCATCATCCCACCGACAATAATACGACAATTCTCGAGCGTAATAGAAAGCGTTTCGAGGGCAGTGCGGATCTTCCTTAACCGACAATTCCAACAGATCTAAATAATGCCCCCGACTCTTTTCGTGATCTGGATGGTGAGTGATAAGCGTCAGGTCGGAAGTCGCCCAAACCTCCGGAACCCGCAAATCCGCTCGGATATGTTCATGGCAGGGGTGGTGCCAGTAATACCCATGCCTTGCGTGGATTTTCATAGAATAAAATTCTATTCCACCGCCCCAGTTAAATTTGTATTGCAGATGGGTTGTGCCGGGAACCCAAACGCGCTCAATTTCTTCCCGCCATCCCGGCTCCATAACTTCATCTGCGTCAAGGCAAATGCAAATATCGATGTCTTTCGGGA